GCAGATCGTGGAGAACGGAGGCGCGTCGCTCGCATCGAAGCAGCGCCAGCTCGCGGCGCTCAACACCGAGCGCGAGCAGATCGAGGAGCGGCTGGCCAAGCTCTCTCGCCGTATGACGCTTTCGGCGATGCTGACGGACCTCGCGCCGGTGCGTCCTGTGAGGGGCCGCAACTCCCTGACCGACATCGCTGCCCAGCGCGCCGAGGTGGCGAAGGAGGTCCGCAAGCGTTTCGAAGCGCTCGACGACCTTGACCGGCAGCGGCAGGTGATCCGCTCGCTCGTGTCGTTGTCGGTGCAGCCCGCTGACCGCTCGATCCGGCCCACCTACGAGACGGCCAGGAAGCGCGTGATCGTCACTCTGCTAGACCCGGCAACTGGCGAGCCGTACGTAGAGGACGAGGCCGTCTGAGCCTCGCACACGCGCGCACACGCGAGGAGCGATGGGTGACCAAGGACCAGAGCCAAACGAACCCGACGACCGACCTGAGACCCACTCGGCCCGAGCCGTTGGACGATGAGGAAGTGCTCCGGCGATTCGGGCCCACCATGTGGGCAGCGCTCGTCGCGTTCTCGCAGGACACGAGCTACTTCGAGGAGATGGCTCGCTCAGCGAATCTGATCATCTGGAAGCGCGAGCTTTGGTCCGCCCGGAAGGAGGCGGAGAGACGCGGCGTCGAGCGCGAGCAAGTCCAAGACGTAGCGCTGCAGATCCTCGCCAAACGCGGCATCCAGCAGCCGCCGCAACATAGGAGCCGTCGAATCCTGTCGCCCCACGACGTAGATGATTCCTAGTTGTCAAGTGTCGCTATTGACATACATCAGCAGAATCTACAAACGGGGCGGCTGCCGGTGCTAGTACACCAGCAGAGACAGTGATCCGGGCGTACGTCGAGCATGGCCGATCCACCCAGCATGGTGACCGACACGCAGCTCACGGCGGTGGCACTGATCCGCGCCACGATCAACGAAGACGTCGAGGCGATCCCGCTCCTCGCGTCCAATCCCGACGTCCTGCTCGTGACGCACCTGGCGGCGATCACCGCTGGCTTGCTGGAGGAGGGCTACGGCAGCTCGGAGAAGGCCACCGAGATCCTCGACGGCTGGGTCCGGCAGATCGTCACGGGAGTCGCGCCGTGATCACCCAGGACGCTAAGTCGCTGGACCGCGCTATCGCCGAAGCACAGCGCCTCGGCGCCTTCTTCACTCCGCGGCTGCGCGCCGAGTTGGACGAGACGATCCGCTCGGCGTTCGCGGACTCGCAGGCCCGCGCCCACGTCCTGTCGGGAGCGCTCAAGGCGTCGGGTAGGTCGGGCACTGACATCCGCGACGACGGCCAGACGTGGATCGGCTGGCAGTCCTACGGCGGCCCTGGGGTCGAACAGGCTTTGTACGAGCAAGCGCGTGGTGGGTCGCATGACTTCTTCGCTGGGACGCCGGTCTACGAAGAGGCGATCGACCAGATCATCCGGCACCACGACCCGCTGAGCGACCGATGATCCCCGGCGTGCTGGTGCCCTGCATCGTCTGCGGAGAGCCGTCGCCGGAACCCCGGTGCATCGCACACGCGCGCACACGCGAGGGCGCTAGGCAGCGCGGCACGTTCAGGCAGCGCGCATACGACGGCGCGTGGGACCGGCTGAGCAAGCGCGCTCGGAAGCTGCAACCGTTCTGCCTCGACTGCGGATCGACGGCCAACCTCACCGCGGATCATCTCCCTGCCGCGTGGGCTCGCAAGGAGCGCGGCCTACCGATCCGGCTCCAAGACGTCGAGGTGGTGTGCCGCGACTGCAACGCCCGCCGTGGCGAGTCCAGGCCGGGATCGCGCCGGTACGTGGAGTGGCAAGCGACGAGGAGGACGCCATGAAGGTGTGCGAGGCAGAGGGCTGCGACCGCGAACGCCAGGTCTTCAACCACGGCCGTACCGGTCGGTACTGCATGGCGCACCAGCAGCGCTGGTACACCTACGGCGATCTCTTCCTCGACGTGCCCATCGGCTACAAGCCAGGTAGGCCGCTCCCCGAGGTCCGCGCCGAGCTGGCGATCGCTCGCACCACTGGCTAGTTGGCGGCGACCTTGCGCTTGGAGATCACCTTGGTCGACTTCTTGGAGTAGGTGACCATCGCGGCGTGGCCGCCGTCACACGTGACCACCGGAGGCCTTCTGCGAGACGTGGTCGTCGGTCATCTTCTCAACCTTCGCCCGCTTCATCCCCCGATGGATCTTGCGGTACTCCTTCTTGGAGACGCAGCCGTCAGAGACTGAGCCGTTCTGCACAGGGCCGGACGGACCAGACGTCTTCGTTGACTTCGTGGGCTTGGTGAACGTGAAGGTCGTCGTGAGGGAGTTCGACTCGGCCTCCCAGGTGCCACCGGGCTCCTTCGCGAGAGTGACCGTGTAGGTTCCCCAGACGTCCTGACCTCCGCACAGAGGGACGCGGAAGGACTCCGGGCCGTCTACGACGTCGAAGTATTCGTCCACGTTCTGCGGGTCCCGGACGTCGATCGTGCCGTCGGGATGGTCAATGTAGAAACCCTCAGACGTGGTCGTGACCTGGATGAGCGCGTCGACGCACTGACCGTCCGAAGCGGTGACGTTGGCGACCGACAGGGTGATGCCCGCCGTCGGGCCGTAGATGTCGGTCTCGTAGGGCGTGAAGGCCGTGCCCGCGTTCGCGGCGGTCATGGTCGACAGGGTGATCCCTGTGGCGATCGCCGCGACGGCAGCGAGGGCGGTTCGTCTCAAAGCTTCTCCCGAGTCAAAGGTGACCGAACAAGCGTAAAGACGAACCTTGCGCGGCGGAGCAGAACGGCAGAACTAGGGGAGTAGCCCCAGCCGAAGCACGCGATGGGTCCTCCCAGTAGGCGGGTCCTCAGTTACACCCGGGGACACGAGACGGCCTGGTCCCGATCCAACCGTCGTGAGCGCGGCGACTGAGGAGACGGCACTCGCTGTCGGCCTGCGCCCTGGCCCGAAGCGCACGGCGAGCACGAAGCCGCTCGACCTGTCCGACCTGCCTCGCCGGGACCACAGGCGGGTCTACTCGTTCGCCCGCGAGTTCCTGACGGTGCCGAAGGGCAAGGGCGCTCGCAACCCGTTCATGCTCCGACCGTGGCAGCGCGAGATCGCCCGCGGCCTCTACCCGTCGAAGGGTCCTCGACCGCGCCAGGGCCTCGTCTCGCTTCCCAGGGGCAACGGCAAGTCGACCTTGGCCGCCGTGCTGGCGCTGTACGCGCTGTACGCCGACGAGGTCGAGGGTCCGCAGGTGCTCACGGTCGCCTCCGACCTGCGGCAGGCGTCGATCATCTTCAACGCCGCGCGCCGGATGGTCGAGACGTCGCCGCGGCTGGCGGCGATCACGAAGGTCTACCAGGACAAGCTGGTGGTGCCGTCGTCGGACGGCCTGCTGATGCCGCTCCCGGCCGAGCCGTCGTCCCTGCAGGGCTGGGACCCGTCCGCCTGCATCGTCGACGAGCTTCACGTCGTGAACCGCGAGGTGTGGGAGTCGATGACCCTCGCCTCGGGCAAGCGCGACCGGTCCATGGTGCTCGCGATCAGCACACCGGCCGCGTCGGACGCGTCGGTCATGTGGGATCTGGTCCAGCTGGGCCGGGCGGCTGAGGACCCGTCGTTCTACTTCCGCGAGTGGACGTCCGACCCGTCCCACCCGACTGACTGCGCTCACTGCTGGGAAGCGTCGAACCCGGCGCTAGATGACTTCCTCTCCCGCGACGCGATGTCGTCGGTCCGTCGGACGTCGCGGGAGGGGAGCTACCGGCGCTTCCGGCTGGGCCAATGGTTGGACGCCGCAGAAGATCAGTGGGTCACCCCGGCTCAGTGGGAGGCGTGCTCGTCGGAGCGCTCGATCCCGGACGGCGCCGAGGTGGTGATCGGCTTCGACGGATCGTTCTCGATGGACGCGACGGCAATCGTCGCCGCCACGGTGAGCCAGCGCCCGCACTTGCAGAAGGTCCGGGTCTGGGAGCCGCCCCAGCACAAGGGCAGCGAGTACCGGATCCCCATCGCGGACGTCGAGGACGAGATCCGCAAGGCCTGCCGCCGTTGGAAGGTGCGCGAGGTCGTCTGCGACCCGTACCGCTACGCGAAGTCGATGCAGGAGCTGGCCGCCGAGCGGCTGCCGATGATCGAGCATCCGCAGTCCAGCGCCCGAATGACGCCGGCGACCATCGGCCTGTACGAGGCGATCTGCAACCAGCAGGTCACCCACGGCGACGACGCCGACATGCGCCGCCACTTCATGAACGCCCGCGTCACCGAGGACGCCAGAGGCACCCGGATCCACAAGGCGGGCAAGGACAGTCCGCACAAGGTCGACCTCGCCGTGGCGTCGATCATGGCGCACTCCCGCGCGGTCCGGCTCGCGAACACGAAGCGGAAGGGCCGGGTGCTCGCATGGTGAGCGTCGTCAACCTCTTGGAGAAGCTGAGCCGTCGCCTGGACGAGTCGGAGTCCCACCTCCGGCTGTGGGACCAGACCTACGCCGGCGAGCGGCCCCTCGCCTTCCTGTCTCCGGAGGCCCGAGAGGCCCTGGGGCAGCGCTTCCGCGCGCTGTGCGCCAACTACCCGAAGCTGGTCGTTGACGCCCTCGCGGAGCGGCTCAGGGTCGTCGGCTTCACCTCTAACGGCGAGCCGCTGACGTCGGTTTGGGCGGCCTGGACTGCCGCATCGTTCGATGAGGGCCACGGGGTGGCGCACACCGAGGCGCTGGCGCTCGGCCGGTCCTTCGTGACGGTCTGGACGGCGTCGGACGGCTCGCCTTCGCTGTCGGTGGAGTCACCCCACGAGGTGCAGGTGCTCCGCGATCCGGTCACCCGCGAGGTGACGGCGGCGGCGAAGCGGTGGCGGGAGGACGGTAGGGCGCGAGCGATCCTGTTCCTGCCGGACAAGGTCTACTCCTACGTCTCGTCGTCGGGAGTCCCCGAGGGCGGCGCGATCCCACCGGAGGGGTGGCAGCTATCGGGGAGTGTCCCGAACCCGCTCGGCGTGGTGCCCGTGGTGCCGTTCGTGAACCGTGGTCGGCTCCTCGACGTCCACGGGGTCTCGGAGATGCGCGAGGTCGCGGACCTGTCTGACGGCATCGCAAAGCTGCTGCACGACCTGCTCGTGACGTCCGAGTTCTTCGCCCGCCCGCGCCGTTGGGCCACCGGCCTCGAGGTGCAGGAGGAGCCGGTCACCGACGACCAGGGCAACCCGGTGCTCGACGCCGACAACGAGCCGGTGACGCAGGCGGTCAATCCCTTCGGCCGGGAGAGCGATCGGGTTTGGCAGACGGAGTCCGCCGAGACCAAGTTCGGCCAGTTCCCGCAGGCCGAGTTGAGCGGCTACAAGGACGCGATCGGCCTCCTGCTGCAGAGCATCAGCGCCGTGTCGGGACTGCCCGCGCACTACCTCGGCATCATCAACGAGGCCCCGCCGTCCGCCGACGCGATCAGGTCGGCTGAGGCCTCCTTGGTCGCTCGCGCCTTCGCCCGACAGAGGATGTTTGGCCCGTCGTGGGCCAAGGTCGCGGCGCTCACTGCGGCGGTCGAGGACGGCACCCGCCCGCAGCGCGTCGAGGTCGTCTGGGCCAACCCGGAGACCCGCACCGTCGCCGAAGAGGCCGACGCGGTCTCCAAGCTGACGGCGGCCAACATCCTGCCGGTGGACGAGGCCCTGGCGCGCCTGGGCTACTCGCCCGAGCAGATCGGCGACATGCGAGCCGCCCGGCTCCGGGACGCCCTCGACAGGCAGCTGATCGCCACTCCGACCGTGCTCCCGGGGAGCGCAGCATGACGGCGTTGGAGGACGCCTGGCTGGCGCTGGCGACGAGGGCGCAGCAGCAGGTCACCGCGACGGCAGCGGCCTACGAAGCGGGCCGGATGTCGACTGACCGTTTCACCGAGTCGGCGGCGCTGGCGGTCTACGTCGCCAACGCCCACGCGATGGCGTTCGCAGATACAGCGGTTGCCGCCTGGAAGCTCGCAACCATCGGCGTCCCGACCGCGACCCTGGGCCTGCTTCCTTCCCAGGACGAGCAGGAGCGCTTGATCCGTGCGTTCGCGACCATCGCGGCCCACACGCAAGCCATGTCCCTCACGGACCGGTCGGCGCGGGTCGCCCAGTCGGAGCCGCTGCGCGCTGGCCGCTCGGCGTACCAAGAGGCTCTGCGTGCCCGTGGCGTCGAGCAGTGGCGGCGCGTGGTCATGCCGGACGCGTGCGACCAATGCGCCCCGTTGGCGGAGAAGGTCTACCCGATGGAGGAGCCCTTCCGGGATCACGTCAACTGTCGCTGTTCGCTGGCTCCGGTCACGCCGGTCGGCTGGGGCGACCG